CATTCATTACCACCCTGTTTATACAGAAGAATATCAGGCTGAGCGTTTTGCAATGGATATACTCGCTCCCGCCTGCGTACTGTGGGGACTTGAACTGCACTCAGCTGACGATATCGCAAAAGTCTGCAATATTTCACTTGAAGATGCAAGATACCGTGCTGACCGAATGAGAGAGCTTTATAAGCGCGATAAATTTCTAAAAAGTCAGCTTGAAAGAGAAGTCTACAAACGGTTTGAAAAATATATTTCCGAACACCAGAAATAGAAAGGAGCTGCACTATGGCAAAAGCTCAGAAGCTCCCGTCCGGGAACTACCGTGTTCGTGTCACTGATCCGGAAACAGGGGAACGAAAGTCTTTTACTGCTTCTACAAAACGCGAAGCCGAGCTTTCTGCTCTTGAATGGCTGTCAGGCAAGCGTAGGAGCAATACCGGCAAGACCGTCGGAGAGTGTATTGATGATTACATCGACAGTAAAACAAATATCCTCAGCCCTACCACAATAAACGGATATCGGGGACTTAAACGCAACTGCCTTGCGGAATTATGTGAACTGTCAGTTGACAGACTTACTCCGCTTGATGTCCAGAAGCATATCAACAAGCTCGCTCTCACAAAATCAGCCAAGACAGTTCGCAACGCTCACGGATTACTTGTCTCAGTCCTGAACGTGTATGCTCCCGAGCTGAATCTGCATACTACTCTCCCCCAGATCCAGAAAAAAATAAAACGACTCCCTGAGGTACAGAAAATCGTTTCTATAGTTGTCGGCACGGATATAGAATTGCCATGCCTGCTTGCTATTTGGGAGGGGCTCAGAATGTCAGAGATCAGAGGACTAAAAAAATCCGATATTCGCGATGGGATACTTACTGTTCATGAGACTGTCGTCACAGTTGACGGAAAGCATATCACCAAAGAAAGTACAAAAACATTTGACAGCACCCGTCAACTGAAATTGCATCCTTATTTACTGAATCTGATTGCTGCAATCCCTGCCGATCAGGAAGAACTTACTGTGTTGAGTGGGCAGGCGATATATAAGCGCTTTTCAAGACTCCTTGAACGGAATAATGTCGAACATATCACTTTCCATGATTTGCGCCATTTGAATGCTTCAACAATGCTCGCTCTCGGTGTGCCTGACAAGTACGCAATGGAGCGCGGAGGATGGTCAAGCCCACACATCATGAAGTCTGTATATCAGCATACATTCTCCAAACAACGTATAGCTGTGGATAATGCAGTGGATAAGTATTTTCAGGACATTTTAGATAATTTGGACACAAAAACGGACACAAAATTATAATCGCACCGATTTTAAGCGGTTTGTAAGGCTAAATATACGGGTTCAATTCCCCTCGCCTCCACCAAAGTGCTAACCGCTATAAATCGGGGATTCGATGATTTTCCTTGATTTATAGCGGTTTTCTAATGTTATTATTCTTTATCGGATTTACGAATTATTTGCATAAATAAGGGATAACTCAAAGAAAATGGACACAAAAATGGACACGAATATAGTCTTCCAAACGCTGATACGGTGCTCAAAGAAAGGAAGTTTTAAAATGAGCATCAACCAAAAGCTAACGATCAGCCAACTTCTGATGAAGCTTGGCAATGTACCGAACAAGAAGGGTTTCCACTATCTGAAGGAGGGAATAAGATTCTGCATAAAGGATCCGCAGTCTGTAACAAATCTCCAGAAACTGATCTACCCTAAAATTGCGAAAGAGCATGGGGTGTCACCGAGTGCAGTAGAGCGCGCGTCCCGTAATTCGATCAAGGAGAGCTGGTACCGGCGCGACAAGGAGTTTGCGCGCGAGCTTTTTGGAAACACGCTGCAATGTGAGGCTGAGGTGCCGTCAAATTCGCTATACATTGCTGTAGTAGCAGAGTGGGCATCAGATGACGAATAAGCGAAAGATCCTCCGGTATGAACCGGAGGATCTTCTATGCTTACATACTGTATTTCTCATATAGAGCTTTCAGCTCGTCGAGGAGGGCATCTTTGGTTAGCTGCGGCGCAGCAGATATTTCACCGGGGAATACCGTACCGCGCTGGAATGAGTGGCCGCAGGGATAGTCGATACCTGTAGTTTCATTGCCATGCCAGAAGGAATTATCATACGGTTCGCAGTCTCGTGTATCAACGTGACAGCTATCCGGCAGCATCAGACCAATGCCTCCGAATCCGACACGTTCGGCAGCCTCAGCGATATCCTCCGAGCTGTAAAATCCGCCATCCTGCCGCTGAACGCGGATATCGGCAGCCATGCAGCGGCGGTGAGCATCGGTAGAAAATCCCCATGGATTACTGATGCAGCGGTATCCTGAATTAATGTATATTGCCTTTGCGTTCATGATTTTGTGCATTTTTTCGAGCCGCTGAATGAGCAGCTCCGACATATCCCGATACTGTCCGCAGCATTCGCAGGCGAACTCTGCTTTGTCGAAATGCGGTGAGAGATCTCCCATTATATACCTCCGTTTTTCTTCTCATACTGCACGCCGAAATAGAACGCTATAACGACTGTAAAGACGTTTAAAAACTGTTCTGCGAATATGTCTCCACGCAATACCTGAATACCGAAAACAGTAGTCAGAATCAGTGTGACGAGTGATTTTACATCAATTAGCTTTGCAAGTCTGTCCTTGATTTTCACGGTTTGTCACGCTCCTTTATCAGCACTTCAAGTGCCGTGATCCGTTCATTCAGGTGGTTATGCTGGTCGATCCTCTGTCCCTGCCGGTTCAGCTCCTCTTTTAGCCCGTCCAACTTTGTTGCAAGTATGGCAAGCTGCTTATTGTTGCTGACTACAGCACCAAGAAAGCCGCCCGCTCCGGCAATCACCGCAACGATTATTTCTGTCCAGTCCATTCGCTCACCTCAGTCCTTGACGAACCATACACCATTTGAAATATAACTATCTGAACCGGCAGTCAGTGTTGACAGTCCTCTGTCTGCCGCCTGTGTCTGAGTAGCAGCAAAGGCGTAGGGTACTTTGTATAAAATCCCCGAAACAAGGCAGACCGGAGCAAGAGCAGTCTGCTGACTTCCGTATTGCGGCTCGATTCTGACAGATGCTACATCTAAGCTGTGATATCCGGCTATCCTGTAGCCTGTGCCGACAGTCGATATATCCGAACCGGTATTCGCTCTCTCGTAAATCATCACAAAATTTCCGGCGCTGTCAACCGTCAGCAGACAATAGGCATCGGTGTAATTACTTGATGTCCGGAGATACAAATTAAGAATAAGCCCGTTTCTGCACAAGGCTGCGCCTTTGAACCAGAATCCGACATTGGTGATATTTACGCCGCCTATCGTAAATTCGCCTATCGTGGTATCTTCGCCTTTTGACAAAACAATTACACTTGTTTTTGCTGATGTCTGAGCGGCTTCCCTCAAAACTATTTTCAGCGTACAGTTTTCCACAAATGCCCCGCCCTCTGACACACTTTGAGTAATTGTGAGTGTATGGTTGTCTGCCGATATTTCGGCATTTTCAAGGAATGTCCCAGCCTTGTTTTCGTCAAGAAAGCTCTTTATGACCGATGCATCAGATGTGGATTCGGTCGTTATTTTTGAAACTGCCATTTTATTCCTCCTTTGTCATATTCAAAAGCTGCGGTAATCCGGAAAGCAGGAATATCGTGCTCATTTCAGCGGTTTCCGGAGAGCCTCCGCCCTTGATCTTTCCCTCTCCCACATACATTTCGATGATGCCGGAATCGTCAACGATATAGACGGTACTGCTGTCCTTTTCCGTCAGGGCATCATACTCCTCCCTTGTCAGCCTGCGGAACGCAATACCGCCCATTGCTTCACTCAGTCCGCCTGTGCATTCCTGTAGTTCGCCGACTGCCGCATCGAGTATATCCATGTTCCCGTTTATAGGCAGGATATCCACCGGCTCTGAGCCGTCAGGCTTTACAAGCTCCAGATTAGCTGTTTTTTGTGCCATTTTTAAAATCCCTCCATTTGAACTTTTTTATTTCGTTCCATTTGAGAACTCCTGCATCGTCCCACGTTTTCAGTGTCCTCAGCTCAAATTTTTTCAGCTCCTCAAGCATGGCATCACTCTGCCTGTCTGCGGCTGAATTTCCGCTGGATATCGTGCCTGCCATGAATGCCGGACGAAGTATCGAGGTTGACATATTTCCGAGCGTCAGGCTGATAATATTGCCGTTCAGCTCATCGCGTTCAAGCGCCGTTATCTGCTGAGTTGTCGATATTCCAAGCTCCGGACAGCTCACAGTCCCCCTGTCGCCGTAGCTGTAGTTCTGCAAATTCAGAAAATCCGCATAACGCGGGTCATTTTTCAGATTTGCGAGCTTCATTTTGTAGCTTACTTTCGGGAATGAGATCCTGTCCCACAGCGCATTTGCATCGGCGGCAAGCTGTTCAAACGAGCCATCGCCGGACGGGTAGGTAAATTTCGCGCCCCGCTGTCTCGGAAGGGCACACAGCCACCGCACTCCCTCCCACCATACGGTATAATACTCCCCGAAATTATTCCATGCATGAAGCTCCGTTGCAAGCTCCGAGCTGTCGATTATCTGCTCAATTTCGGTCATATCGAGGGAATACCGCAGATCAAAGGCGTTGTCCTTTGCATACTGCATTCGCGTGCATATCGAAAAATAGAAATTATCGCGGTATAATTCGCCGCCGAAGCGGTTGATGAAGCAGTTATCCGCACCGACAAATGCCGCCCAGAGAGATATATTTGTGAAATTATCCGCACCCATAGTCCCCGTAATATCGGTATATCCCTCAAAGCTGTAGCCCCTGTCGCGCAGGTCGGGAGTCTCCACCGGAGAAATTGCCGAGAACGCAAAATCAATGAACTGTGCGGCGCTGCCTCCCTCAAAATCGGCATTGACAATAAGCCTTGTCCCCATATCCTCTGTGATATGCCCTGCGTGGACTGTCACAGTCCGGCTGCCGGAGTCGATTTTCGGATTGTACCTCCCGATGCGGAATAGCTGACCGTTGATTTTAAGTATATTGTCGCAGATCAGGTGCTTCCATTTCCCCCATTCGTCAAGCGGGTGGACAAGCTCGATATCCCAGCGCGTATCGTCATGCCATGAGATACAGGAGGACGGCTCCAGAACCGCTAAACCGTTGGAAATAAAGCCTGTCTGCGGCTCGTCCATGCTGTATACGCGGATAGTCCCGCTTCGTTTCAGCGCCCAGATGTCAACGCCCTCTATGTCATCAAGCAGGGCATGAAATGGTCTGCCGCCGCTGCGGTTCGGCTCGATGCGCCATATTGCCGCCGGATAAGGCTCTGCTATCCTGTCCGTTACGGGACTGTCCGCGATGCGGGAGGGGACTGCTGTGCCGTTGAGATTTATTCCCGAAGATGCGTAAACGTCGTGCCACGGGTACTGTTTTCGGGATTCGTCAAGGGGCGTGCCTTCCCTATCATAGGAGTTAAATCCGTCATAATCCTCTGGAACTTTTGGTACAACTTCCGTAGGCCACTGCTCTGGTAATGAGTGCGACCGATATCTGCTCGAATTGGCAGTTGAACCCCCGTCACGCCCGTAATGCGGCGTTAGATTCCACATTTCGCCTGCGCCTACATCGAAGTTGCAATCTTCAGCGTTGACCCTGAAAGGCTCCGACTGGTTCGGTATTGTGCCGTATACACTGCATTTTTTAAGGTTAAGCGTGATTGTATGGCCGGTGGAGCTGCCAGAAAGAAGTATGTCGCAGCTCTCAAATCTGCCGCCGTAAATATTCGTGCTGAAAGAAGAATTATTGAAGAATCCGAGGTTGAAAACACAGCCCGAAAACGATATCTTATTGTCAAGAATCTGCGTGTATGTCGATATGAATGATGAATTTCCGTAGAATTTTCCGGAGAATCCGCAGTCCTCAAAATGCCCGTAGTTCCCGAAGCTGCTGCCGCCGACTGCGTATATGCCTGAGAAATATATACCGTAAAAGTAACAGTTTTTTCCGAAAAGAGGGCCGTCTTTCAGAAAGAGATTTTTGAAAGCGACATTTGTACCGTAGACCTTTACTCCGGAGGCGAGAAAGCTAAAATTCGCGCCCTCCGGCATTATCTCATTAAAATCAAATATTGTGTTTGGTGCTATGTATATTTTCGCTCCGGATTCCTTTGCGGCTTCCTTGAAGTCCTCCCATGCTGATACAGTTTTCCCTTCATCATCTGGGCCTATTAATCCGCTGTTTTCGGGCATTATCTCACCTCCTCCGAATCGCCGCCTATCGGGAATCCGACAGCCGCAAGATACTCCGTACTTCGTAATTGTTTGCTGTTTACCGCGGTAAATCCGGTATGCGTGCCTGTCACCCTGTCTGCATTTATAATGCTCATCGAGCCGGTGCAGGCAATGCTTCCGGCTGCTTCGATGTCAAAAATGCACCGGTTAGCCGCAAATGATGCACTTGAAAAAGGCAGAGTCCCGTGAATAAAGCCGTCGTTTATCCTCACCGGAAAATTATCTCCGGAGGACTGCCCGAAAAGCCGCAGATTCGGCGATTCAAATACCGGATAATAAGCCCCTCTGCAAAACGATGCACTGTCATAGAATCCGAGATTGAACGAACAGCCCTTACCGCCTGATACACGGAAAAACATCTCATTATCGAGGAGCCTTGGATTATCTCTCATAAAGACCGAGCTGCCGGTGAATCTGCCGGTAAATCTGCAATGATAAAAATATCCTCCGGCAGTGAATGTCCCGCCCTCTGCGGTCATGTCGGTAAAATCCGTGTCATAGAATACGGCGTGCAGCCTATAGTCGATAAGGGTACTGTTTTTTATGCGGAGATTCCGGAATGCCGAGCCGCAGCCGTATACCCTGTTGCCGGTGCCGGAAAATCCAAAATCAGCCCCGTCAGGCATCAGCCTGCTGAAATCCCAGACAGTACCGGCGGGAATGAGGATATACACGCCGGATTCTTCCATTGCCGCGCAGAAATCCTCCCATTCCGGAGTGATGTACGGATTATCTGCCGTGCCCTCGCCCTGCATCAGAACCACCTCTCCCTCAGATTCAGAGTTATTTCGGAAACGCCGGTAAACCGCACAAAATTCGCACCAGTGTGAAGCAGCGGGAAGCTGCCGAAGGTATACTGCGTGAGAGTGATCCGGTCGTTTCCGCTGACATAATATGCAACCTGTGCCTCGCAGTCAATAATTATCTCTTTTCCAAGAGATTCTGAATTGAATTCCATGCGGAATACATCATCGTTTGTGGTTATCTCAACAGCCTCTCCGGCTGCTCTGAACCGGATTTCCGGTTCGGAATATACAGTGCCGCTGTTGTCGATCTGCGTGAATATTCCGGCATAATCGAGCGTTATCACAGTCGGGGAGACTGCCCGCGCAAACGGCAGCAGCGTGAAGCTGAGCGGCAGACGGCACATTGCAATTGCGACAGCCTCCGGAATGAGCATTTCCGGTACCGCCATGAGGTATTCCTGCGGCGCTGTGCTGATTTGCAGCCGCCCCAGTCCGCGCAGATGTGCATAGATATTGCGGACGGTCTGCGTATCTGCCTCCGGTACCGCAGTCTGTATCACCATATTCGCGTTGCCGTAGTTTTCTCCGTGGACAATGAGGTTGGAGGCAGAACCGGGACGCTTTATCTCCGCATTTTCAAATGCCCACGAAGGACGCACCACCGGCTCTGTCACGATCAGTCCAAGCTCATCGGAGCTGACGTTGTTGAATATGAAGCTGCTCATAGGATACCCCTCCCTTTATCAAGAATTTTCTGCGCGAGCGACAGCCTTTCCGCAAGCCGGTAGATATCGTAATCGTTCGATACTGCGGCTTTTATCTCCTGATAATAGTTGTTTATCACAGTCGGGGACTGTCCGGAGACCGGTGTATTTTTCGCTGTGGAGGTCAGCGGAGTTATCCTGACGCCTCCGTTCATGACTTCAAGCAGCTCCGGCCCTGCCTCCGCGACAATGCCCTGACCGGAGGAAAGAAAGCCGCCGTCTGCAAAAAAGCCGAGCTTATGCGCGAAGCTCTGCATATGTCCGCCGATGAATCTGAACGCAGAATTACTGCTTTCCGCAAAGCTGTCAACCATACCCTGAATCTGGCTGAGCCTTTCGGAAAGAGCCGAGCTTGCTGAATCCCCCATGACCTCGACTAATGAAACACCTACTGCGCGGCAAAAGGCGAGAAGCCCCTCCGTATCGAAATGGTCTATCTCAGAGAGCTTCGTGACTGCTATATTTTTAGCGTCCTCCATGCTGATGCCGCATTCCTCAGTGAGATACCTGAAAGCTTCCTCCGCGGAGCCCTCAAACTTCTCCTTCGCGCCTTTGATGCCTAAGTCCGTCTCAGTTTTATAGATCCTCTGAGCCTGATCGACCATATCCTCAAAGTTTTTGAGAGCTTCCTCCTGATTCTTCGTCTGATTGTTGAGGCTTTCATTGCTCATGTTGTCGATTTTGGCAAAATAGCGCTGTGCGGCGCGGTATTTCTCCTCCCCGATCATTTCAAGACCGGTTTCGTAGTTTTCTATAGTGTTGGAATCACGTCTGGCTTCAAGTTTAGCATTCCGCAGAGATGCACGGTTTTCCTGAAAACTGTCGCCTGCGCCTTTGATATCCGAGATCAGCTCTGCTGCTGCACTCAGACCCTCCCGTGTATATTTATCCGCATCGGCGGCGTTGTCAAGCTGTGCCTGCTCAATATAATCCGTCCACTGCCAATAATTCAGCTTGTCCAGCTCACCGAACTGCTCAACGCCCTTGCTATATATCCACTTCGGAAGAGTATCTGAAAGCTGTTTGTTATAGCTCCGTAATTTGGCTTCATTCTGCGCTATAGCGTCTTCAATGCTTATTATCTCCTCCGCCGCCCCTGCCTGCTGCTTCAATGCCTCCTCGTACATATCCGAATAGGCGCTTGCAAAAGCGGAGGCACGTTTCTTTTCGATAACCTTGTCGATAGTCTCTTTCAACTCGTCATACTTCTGGATAACTCCGTCCACAAGCTCAATTTCCGTGCCTGTAGCCCCCGAAAGCTCGCTTGTGATGTATTGCACGCGGTCTTCATAGCCCTTTTTGACCTTGCCGTTTTCATCGACGAGGGTCTGCAATTCATTCCACAGATTCTCAGTCCGGTAGATGTCTGCGAAATCGACTCTGACCTGTTCCTGCGCGGTCTGACTCAGCTTGTTCATCTTCGCAATGTCGTCATTCACGCCCTTAGCGAGAGCATCAGCCTCCGCAGTCGCCTCCCTGTAGACCTCATCGAGATGCGCCTCACGCGCCTTTTCCGCCGCGTAGACATAGGATACTCCGCCCACGATGAGCGCCGCAGCCACGCCGCCGATACCGGCGGACGCAAGCCCTGCCGCTCCGGAAAGTCCCGTGAAAAGTGCCGTCAGGTTCTTCACCTTTTCAGCCGATTTCAGCGCTCCGACAGCCGTTCCTATGCCCGTTATCACAGGCAGGAGGTCTTTTCCTGTCTGCACGATCTTCGGGAGGTAGTCCACAGCCCCCTTGACGAGCTTTCCGCCCACATCAAAGGCTTTTCCGAGGAATGCCTCTATCTGCGGCATATTCTTCGTGATGTACTGCACTCCCGACCGCAGAGCCGGTTCGAGCTTCTCCGAAAGGGAGATCTTCATGCCGTCGATAGCAGACTTCATCAGCGTAACATCGCCCTGTAGATTGTCCTGCATGGTGTCCGCCATACCCTGAGCCGCCCCGTCACATTCCTCAATAGCGCCGGACAGCTTTTCAACGTCCTCCGGAGCAGCGTTCATGAGCGCGAGGAAGCCGGACATTGCGTTCTTTCCGGCAATCGCCTCCGCATTTGCAGACTGCTCCTTTTCCGACAGCAGCTCCCACTTCGTCCGCAGTTCCGTGAGGATATCGCCGAGAGCACGCATTTTTCCCTCACCGTCGGAGGTCGTTATCGTGAATTCACCGTTCTCCGCTCCGGCTTCCGCGAAGGCTTTGCCGGTCAGGACAAGATCATCGCTCAGAGCCGTGAGGACAGCCCGCAGCGCCGTTCCTGCCTGCGAGGACTTGATGCCGGAATTCGCCATAAGTCCGATAGCCTCAGCTGTGTCCTCGATCGAGAATCCCAGTGCTCCGGCGACAGGCGCGGCATATTTAAACGTTTCGCCCATCATACTCACGTTCGTATTCGCATTTGACGATGCAGCAGCGAGAACGTCCGCAAAATGCCCTGCGTCCTTCGCTCCCAGACCGAAAGCCGTCATCGCATCGGTAACGATATCGGAGGTAGTTGCAAGGTCAGTTCCGGAGGCTGCTGCGAGCGAGAGAATGCCCTCGATGCCCGACAGCATATCCTCCGTCTTCCAGCCTGCCATAGCCATATAATTGAAGGCTTCGGCGGCTTCTGAGGCGGTGAATTTCGTAGTCGCGCCCATTTCCTCCGCCTTTGCCGTCAGCTCTTCAAGCTCTGACTCCGACGCTCCAGAGACTGCCCCGACAGCCGACATTGCCGCCCCGAACTCCATTCCGGTCACAACTACGTCCTTCGTGAAGTCTTTCAGCTCGCGCGCAGCAAGGCGTATGCCGTCCGCAGCGAGATTGCCGAGAGCGACTGTCATTGCGCTGATACCGCCTCTTGCAGCACCGTCAGCCTTATTGCCTGCGTCCTCGGCTTTCTCCCCGAAATCAGACATTTCTCCGCCTGTTTCATCTGCTTCGCCGCCTAACTTGTCAAGGTGCGATTTTGCATTATCAAGCTGTCCGGAAAAATATTTTATATCCGATTCTGTGCGCTCCACCTCGCGGCGGAATGCCCTGTACTGCTCCTCCGAGATATTTCCGAGCCGGAAATTTTCTTCAAGGCTGTGTTCCGCAGTTTCGAGGTCTTTCACTTGTGCTTCTGCGCGGTGGACTTTATCGGTGAACTTCGTGTATGCGTCCCTGTCGATCTCACCCTTTTTGAACTGCTGCTCGACGTCTTCCTGCTGCTTTTTCAGGTCTGAGAGCTTGTTCCTCGCCTTTGTGAGCTTATCCTGAAAGCGGTCATAAGCCGCCTTGTCAATATCCCCGTCACGAAGCTGGTCGGAGATGCTTTTCTGCGCTGTTTGCAGGTCTTTGAGCTTGTTTTCAGATGCCTTTATAGCGTCTGTGAGCACCGCCTGCTTCTGCCTCCAGAGCTCAGCAGATTCGCCGTTGCTCCGGAGATCGCTGTTGATCTCCTTCAGCTCCGCACGCGCCTTTTTTACCTCGTTTTCGGCATCGCGCATAGCCGTTCCGAGCTTCGATGTATCCGCGCCGATCCTGACAGTAAGTCCGCGGATAAGCCTGTCAGCCATTTTTCTCACCTCCGCAAAAAGTCCTCAGAGCAGCTCTGTCAGGCTCCGTCTGCTCATAGAAATACGCATTTTCGAGATACTCCCTGCCTTCGGGGGTGCGTGAGCATCCATAAACGACTGCATCATGCAGCAGCCCCCAATAGGTAAGGATATCCAATTCAGCCGCCTCGATGTACGACAGTTTCGCGTAGTCGATCACAAGCTTGATATCGCTCGAATTGTTCGTATAATACGCCTTATTTCCGCTGCTCTGCGGATAATAAGGCACTCTCAGTTTGGGTCGTTTTTCTTCTCGCCGGTCAGCCAGTCCATGAAATTATTCGTGAAGAAGAAATAATCATCAGACGTGAATTTGTCAAGCACATCGTCCGGCGTGAAGGTGATTTTTTCATCGTTCCGGCTGTAAACAGCGGCTATAAACCGGAAAGTGTCAGCGTCGGTTTTGATCGCTGCACGCTCCTCGAAGAACTGCCGGACTGTCGGAGGGTGTACCGTCAGATTCACGCCGCAGTCAAGCTCAACCTTGAATTTCCGCATACTTCCTCCTTATGTGCCGGTGACAGTGACGATGCAGCTGTCGGTATAGGTCACTCCGTCAACTGTGATAGAAGCGGTAATTGTCGCAGTACCGGCGGCAACACCGGTGACGACTCCGCCCGAAACGGTCGCGTTTGCGGTATCGTTAGATGCCCATGTGACGGTCTCACCGGCGGGTTTCGTATCAGCCGTGAGAGTTACTGTCGAACCTGCTGCGACTGTTGCAGAGCTCTTGTCAAGGAGAATTCCTGTTGCTGCTTCGATTATCTCTTCTTCGTAGATGAGGAGAGTTCCGTCGCCGTCGAGGGGTTCGAGCTCGAAAGCCTGATCTATGACGGAGGGGTTGTCGGGCTGTGGATTGAACTCCCAACCGCCCGTATTCACGCCTACACCGGTGATGCGGATATCGCCGTCACGCTTGTCACGGTGGACACCGCGTATCAGGTAGCGCAGACCGTTGTCCTTTTCAACGCCGCCGATCTTGACGGTGCGCTTGCCGCTTGATTCTGTCACTGTCGCTGTCGCAAGGAGCTTTTCGAGCGTCCTGCCGTTCCAGGTTATATTTCCGTAGCCGATAGTTCCGGTCTCGCTGACGAGCTTGCGCTTCTTCGCCTTGCCGTCATCGGACTCAGCGACTGTCCATGTCGCTCCGTAGGTCACTTTACCGCCGTTTTTGGTGCGTCCGATCATGTTTTCTTCGGTCTCTATCACTTCGTCCTCAGGGATAGTGCCGGTGAAGACGATGACGTAGAAGTCCATGCTTCCGAGCTGTATCTTGTTCAGCTCCTTAGTCTGTGTATGTCCCATAAAATAGCCCCTTTCAGATTTTTTCAACCGTATTGAATGTATATTCTATCTTCATCAGCTCCTCAGCCGGAATAAATATATCCGCACTCTTATCAAGCGGTATATCGGCAAAAGCAGCCTCAATGCCGCGTTCGAGCGCAGGACTTTTCGACCGCGTATACAGCTCGACAGTTACAGAAGTATCGCGGTAGAGGTTGAGTCCGTCCGCACCTCTGATGTCCGTTCCGCTCTCGTAGTATACGGCGAACGGCGGCTTCTGCGGCTTTGTGAATTTTATGTACGCCACCGGTATGCCCAGTGTTTTCAGCCGCGAATAAATTTCTTCAAGCTCCGTTTTCATCGCCCCCTAACAGCCGCAGAGCCTTCCTCTGCGCGTTCTCATTCGCCCTGCCGATATGCGGCTGAGGAGCAGTCCTCTGCGTACCGTCAGCATTCAGAGTGCCGTTTTCAAGCAGATGCGTCAGCTGATATTCCTTGTTGTGAACGGTCACGCTGCTGCCGCCCCTGTCCTTCTTCACGCTCACCCTCCAGCTTCGGGAGTATTTTCCGGTATCTTTCGGGGAGGTCGCTTCAAGCTCCGCAGCAGCCTCGTTCCCGATAGCTTCAAGCCCTTCGGCGATCTCGTCATTAAGCTCCTCCGCAGCTTCTGAGATGATACGCATTATCTCCCCATCAAGCTCGTCCGGAGTGATCTCCCTGGTGTCCATTCTATCCCTCCCCGTTGACCTCGCAGGCGCGGATCACAAGCTCCCTGTGCTGTTCGCGGTAGTCCGTGATCTGCTTCACGTTGTATATCTTCCCATTGTACAGCACGCGGACTTCGGAGGTGTGCAGGGCATGAACAGCGGCGGAGTACCTCAGCTTGAACGTCAGGTCGTTTTCAGCGTTGACCTGCGCCGCCTCATAGTACTCCTTGCCGGTCGTGCAGAGCGCGGAAGCCCATGCGTTCAGCACAGTCTCCCACGTTACCGTTTCATTGCCGATGCTGTCTAAAACAGCCGTCCGGCGCTGTATTTCGATTTTTTTCGTATATGCGCCCATGACGCACCTCACAGATAGTTGACCGCATAAAGATGCAGTATCGCAGTCACAGCAGGATTCACCTGCTTCTGCCAGCTCAGAGTATAATCGCGCTGCGAGTACATATCGTTGATGAGAATGAGGTAAGCATCGGTCAGATCCTCATGCTCATCGACCTGAGCCGCAGTAAGTCCGGTATATCCCTGAATGAAGGACTTTGCGGCGCTTTTGAGAACGTTCACGACATCGGAAGCCTCCGCTTCATTGATGCCGCAGTAGTCCAGAATAACGCTGTCCGGAACCTCGCTCACTCTCATTCTCACCCCTCCTTATGAAGCCTTTATCTTGAGGACGGCGAGCTTCTGTTCGTCAATGATGCGGCTGTCGAACTCGAACCATGCATCAATGCCGACGGCGTGCTGAGTGTGGTATACCTCCTTGAGCACCTCGATGCCGATATCCTCGCGGAAGTTTACAGCAAGGCCGGTGTAGTCGCCGTAGAGCACAGCGAGCTTGTTTCCGCTCACAGCAGGCATATTTTCGGAGAGGTAAACCGGCTTGCCGAGAAGTCTGTAGGGGAACTCAGCCGATACATCGGGCTGTATGAGAGGTCTGTCCTCACCGTCAGTCATCTGCTTGATAGTAGTGAAGGTCGCAGGAGCCATTGTCCAGCAGGAATTCTTCTGATGAGCCTGCTTAACGGCGCTCTGGAGGGCGATAAGGTCATTCAGCCCGATAGTGAGCGCAGTGCCGGTTGTAACTATGTTCGTTGTGTTGAGAGCACCCTCAGCTGCGGTCGTGCTGCCAACACCTGCAAGAAGCTCGCCCTCAAGGAACTGTGCGATCTTCTCCGCGATTTTCCTGATTATAAATCCGGTAACATCAATAGCGGAATTATTGATAACGCTCTTGCCGATGAGGACAAGCGCTCCGGCAAGGAATCCACCGAGATCGACAGAGGTGAATTTACCGGAATCCGCTGTCAGAGGCGTGAACTCCGAGGCATACCCGACAGTTACGTCGTGAGTGGAATTCGCCTTAGTCCACTTAGGGATTTTGAGCGTACCCTTGACGTGGTACACCTCAGCGCCCGCAAGAATCGGGCAGATATCCACAACGGCATCAATGATCCTGTTTGCGATAGTCTCAGGAATTACAGCGGCATTGTTTGTCATTGTGACATTCTGCTCGCCCGCACGCATTTCGGTTATGCGGCCGCTGATGAAGTCCATGAATGCGCGTTCCTCCTGCTTTGCCCTGTCGTCATCGGTGTCGGCGGCTCTCTCTTCGGGAGTTACGGCCTTGCGAAGCTCCTGAGCACGCTTCTCTGCCTCGATAGTCTTGTCGAGTGCAGCGATCTCAGCCTCTGTCTCTGCGAACTTCTTGTCCTCTTCTGCTGTGAATGCTCTCTCCTCCTGCTTTACTGCATCGAGCATGGAAGCGAGAAGTGCTGCGAGTGCAGCTCTCTTTTCAATCAGTTTCTTCATGTGTGATCCTCCTTATTCTTTCTTCATATCCGGAATAGTCTGGTTTATTGATGATTTCGGGCTCCGGCAGCTCCATGCCTCTGATCTCGATGTCAAGATCGCCCTCAGCCCTTACCTCGACCGAAGTCGCGGCATAGCAGGGGACTTTGTCCTTGATGAGCGACACATGGTCGAGCATCAGACCCTTGACGTGCCTGATCGGGAGCTTATCCTCGCCGCGGCTCTCCATTTCGTCTGAGACGTTGTACATACCGAAGCTCCAGCCTCTGATCTTGCCCTTGCGAGCTATTTCGATGACGTTCGGGTCTGTGATCGTCACATCGGCGTGCAGGCCTATAGCGTCCTCGCGGAGCTGAAGGGTACCGTCGGAGGTCTGCGCGTAGGCGTGGCCGGAATCGTGGTCGAGCTGAACGGAGATGTTGCCGCTCTTTTTAATGGCTTCGTCGAAGGCTCTGGGCTCGATAGTCTCAAGCACTTTTCCGCGCGGCGTGACGATAGGACGTGAGAGCTTGCCGGTGACGTTCACATAACCGTCGATGTGCAGGCTGTCGGCTCTGACTTCAATACGCATTTTTATCACTTCCTTTCATGGTTTAGGTATGAAAAAAGCACTTGCGAGGGACATTTTTGTCCTTGGCAAATGCTTTTTTGCGTCTTATGAGCGTATCATAAGCATGAGATACGCGTTTTATGAGCGTTTTGCGTATTTTGGCATAAGAAAACCGCTCTCAGTGAGGGCGGTTTTGGAGTATTAGGAAACTTTTCCAAGGTATTTTTCAGTATGCTCAGTTTTTTCAAATGAAAGATTTCCATTCTTATCGCGTTTTATCCAAAGAACAACAGGCATAGGTGTTTCATCGAGCAGACCGTTTTTTCCCTTTTCTTTATCATAGTACTGTAAGATAAGATCGTCCTTTCCCCAACACTGTGAAAGTGCCTTTACCTTGTCAAAGCTGAGATTGTTTTCCTGACAAAACATCTCAATCTCCGTTGCCCATTCATCAAAAAGCTTACACATATGCTCACTCCCTTTCAAACGTGAGGAAATTTCCTTTAGAATTATAGATTACACTTGTTTTCTGTTCAAAGCAGTCTAATATTGCTCTATCACCGGCAGAAGCAATTAAACAATTGTTATCTACTCCCGGGTGAGTATGTCCACTCCACCTATAGCCTTCCTCATTGAGCCTCTTAGCTTCTTTTACATCAATGTTGACCATTTTCTCATTGCCTCTTATAACAAGCCGTTCATTGCTTTTTGTAAACATAGCAAATTCGTGACCTGTTTCTGCTGTAAGTGCTGACAAATCAGCCATATTGACTGAGTCTTTCGGCACTACCGTTCGACTATCATATTCAGGCAATTGTTCAAGGAGTTCTTTTTGACGAGTATTAAGTTCTGCTCCAAAAGTATTTATGGCATTTGGATTTCCCTTGCCTGTATGCTTTTGCTCAATTGGAGAGTCAATGGAACTTATAGTCATAACTTTCACTCCTTCTGTTTTTATTATACCACTTTCCCCGGATTTGTCAACCTTTTTCGCTGATTTCCCTCCGCCCGAACCTTTACTTCCGGTGAATCACTCATCAGGTTCACTTTTTTCAATACTGTTGCATGAATTGCAAAGAGTAAGCGAAATAAAAAGCAGAACACAAGCCTTTAACAGCATTCTTCTCACCTCCGTCAAGGCATAAGCAAACCGCCTAATTACTTAGACGGTTTGCTATTAGCTTCTTTAACTTTTTTCCTTAGTTCTGATATTTTTTTTTGTACTTTTTCCCATTCTTCAGGAGTATATTCACGAGGCTCAGGTACTTCATAGCCGTCATATTCTTCCATTCCTTTTGGCTTTGGCATAATTATTCCCCCTTTATAACTTCATAGCTTAGTCCGTATAGAATAAATTCTTCTGCATATGCTCTATCCGGATCAGTCCCTCCGCCGCATCTAAGGTTTATTACATCATGAATGCTGTCAGCTTCTTCAGTTTTCTTCCCCGGATTATTGTATTTATAAACCTGACCATTATGCCCTGCGGCAATTCCAAAGACTGTACCATTTTCGTATGCCTTGTTCAGATCATCAACACTTGGAGGATATCCTTCCGGGTGATTATGGATAGTAACAAGTGGAATGTCTTCTTCTTTTGAGCGCTTTAACAGTGCCTTTATCTTATCATTATACGAAATACCGCTTGGGTAAGTCATTTCAACTTGTTCAGCAAGTACCTCACCTGTTTCGGCATGAATGAAGTACATATCCTCAAATTTTGTGCCGTTTCTATGGTCAATAGATTTCCTTGCACATTCAAGCAAAGTTCTGTTAACAGCAGGATTGTCAGAAATATTGTCGAAAATGCTTGCATAATCATCAGAATTGATGTAGTCCATGTCGGCATCAACAGAATGTTCACCATAAGGAACACCATATTCAACTTCTTTTTCTTCTATTATACCACTATCCCCGGATTTGTCAACCCTTTTTGCGGCTTTTCCACCGCCGCCTCCACCGGTTTCAGGGTCATGATGATATAGCCTGTGACTACTGCCTGAGCTGCCCTTATCGCCGATAAGGATATGCCGTCCGCCTTTGGTTATCCAGCCGCGTTCCTCAGCCCGTTCCTCACCGGTAAGCAGATTCTTCGTCTGCCCGGTATTTGGCGTGAAGACCTCCATAGTCTTCGGATTGAGAAGGACATCGCTCAGACCGAGGCGCACGAAGTTGAAGCCGAGCGGCTCATAGTCCTCCTCGCGGCGAATCTCGTCAAGCTGTAGGATATTGTTCCGCGCGGCTATTTCGTATGCCTCATAGCGCTCCTTCATGCTCCCGCGCGTCAGCTCCTTCGTGTCGAACGCCCAGTAATAGCCCTGTTCCTTCTCGGATTCAAGCAGGAGGGCCGCATCGAGCGCAGTCTCTATCTGATTGAGGAGCGCCACAACTGCCGCCGTGAATTTCCGGTTATCGTCTTCAGCAGCGCCGCCGTCAATGACCGTATGCGGAAAGCCGAACATCTTGCATATCTCCACGCTGTTCGCACGCTTGTTTTCGTTCATTTGCAGCTCTGCGGCAGTCGATGCGGCAGGCACGAAGTCCATGCCCTCATTCAGCACAACGAGCTTGGATTCGTCCTTGTTGTTGGAGTACATTTCCTTGTAATTCTGCCTGATACAGTCGATCTGCTCCCGTGTGATGCGGTTTTGCAGCTTGATGAATCCGGGCTGACAGCCGCCTGTCGCATTCATCTGATTTTCAAGCAGCAGCGAATTATACGCCGCCGAAAACGCCTCATTGCTCTCGCTCTGTATCGGGATATTGTCCCACCCGTTCTTAGTCCGTCGCAGCAGCTTTATGAACTGAAAATCGTAATATTCATGCCCTCCGACGTTCACGCGGAATGCCTTGAATATCGGGTCGGAATTGCAGAGAATGCCGATGCTCCGGCTGTCAACGTAGTGCAGACCGCGCACATTCACGCCGTCAGAATCGACGAATATCCATGCTCCGCGCCCGACATAGTAATCCTCAATGGCAGCTTTCCACATATCGACAGTAGACAGCGTATCGCCGGTCTCGCCGTTGAGCAGTCTGATGCGGCAGTCGTCGGTGATCTCTTCGACCTCCTCGCCTGACCTGCGGTAGAGCCTGACGGGGAGACTTGCGGCAGTTTCGGCGATTTTCCCGATACAGGCGGCGACAGTCGGAATGCTCATCACCTGTTCGCGCGTGATCTTATCCGCCGCTCCGATAAGTCCTTCGAGAGTCAGGATACGGCTACCGTCAGGCTCCGCGCGGGTCTCCTGCCGCTTTCTGCGTTTGAAAATTCCCGTTTGAATCACTCCTTTCGTGCATGAAAAAAGCACCTTTCGGTGCGTATTTTTCGTATTCGGGCATAAGAAAACCGCCGGCGAGGGCGGTTTCAGTCGATATCAATTGCAAATGTGTAATTTGTTGTAAAGTCACACTTTGGACAGTAAAATGAATGAGCTTTATCTGCTGTGGTACCAAAAGGCTCAATATAAGCCTTTCCACATTTAGGACATAAGAGCTTTTCACCTTTCTGAAGCTTTTCTAACGTGATCTTGCTGTCTGCCATAAATCCGCCCTCCTTTTCTCCATTTGTATTCAGGATAGCCGTTTTTTACTGCTATAATTATACGTCTTTTTTCTGCTATTGTCAAGGTGTCGCGCTTATACTTATGTTTTAATTCTTGTGCGAAACACACTGCCTCAGCCCATTGGCTTTGTCCTATTCCGTATCGGCGATGAGTACACTCATGAATAACTGTTCTTGCTGCTCTTTCAGCGTTTTCACAGTTTCGCAGATAAACAATAATCTTATCACCGTCGTCTTCCCCATAGATTTTAAGCCCGTTACAATCAAGTTTAAGAGTCTTATCATCAAGTAGAATTGGTTCTTTAAGGTTTTCTGCATAGTTTGAAATTTCTCTGCCAATTTTAGTAGTTTTAAGATCGTCTTCAATGTCCTTAGCTTTAATTTTCGATTCTGATGAAATATAAGCGTCGTTAAATATGCCGATTCCTTTTGAATAGTTTGTATTTTTCAAAGAACTGTTCTTTTGCTTTATAGCGCCTCCTGAGCTGAACGTAAACCGTCCCTTTTCGTCGTGGTTGTGGTTGTAGCGGAGTTCGAGTGCTCGAAGCTCCAGCATAATGATGCGAAGCTCATACTCCGCGTAGTAAACTCTGTCAGGCATTTCTCCCTCCTAAATCAGTTCGCAGAAGAATTCCGGCTGACCGTCAAGCTCGTTGACTTGCAGGAGATAGAGGGCGTTGATAAGCGCGACCACCATATCCACCTTGCCCGCGGATTTCCTCTTGTTGACGTACTTGTTGAGGTTCGTGTCCTCCGTACACCGCGCATTGCTGAAATTTATCTCAAGCATGGAATTTGCGGTATACCGGAATCTCCGGCTCAGAATGTACTCTTTCAGGAGCTTTGTCGGACGGTGAAGAACGCTCGAATGCTGCCGTATCTCCACGCATTCAAGCGGCTCGTCCGCGCTTTCGAGCTTCTGCACAGTCGAGAGCGCATTCCACCGGTCATATCCAAGCTGAACCGGCTCAAAGCCGTATTTGTCCGACAGGCTGAGGATAAACCGCTCAACAAAGCCGTAGTCGATGACCTCCTCCCCGCAGGCAAAGCAGCAGCCCTCACGAATCAGCTTCCGGTAGTCAACCTTCTCGCGCTCTGACTTCGCATCAATTCTCGAAGCCGGAATAAATCCCCATACACAGGCATATATCAGGTCGTTGTCCGCATCATATGTGACCATTGCCACCGAGGTATTGTCCTCCGTCTGCGAGAGGTCAAGACCGTAATAAACGCGCCGTCCGCGCCAGAAATCCGGATTTTCAGGGACAGCGCAGAGCCGCACCTTGTTCACATCGACATACCCCTCAACGCCTAAGCCCTTGTACTTGATGTTCATGTGCTTGCAGAGGAAATTCTGACGGCTGTTCTCATATAAAATTGCCTCCTGACGTTTTTTAAGGAGGTCGATGAAAATATGCTCATGCGTTACGGCAGCCGGATTTGCCTGATATATCGCGGTATCCTCCGTCTGCCACAAGTCACCGGTCTTGTACTTATCGTCCGGCTCATACAGCAGAGAAAAGCGCTTTTCGTAGTCCAGAAGCCCGTCTATAGCCTTTTTCGACTTGTCTATCTCATCTTCCATTGCGCTATTGTCATTCGGATACTGCGTGGAGATTATGATGCCGAGCTTTTCGAGAAGCGTGATCTGCGAGGAGCGCATTGCCTCGATAGGGTAGCTGTCCATAGCCCCGCACTCGTCCGCGAGGAACATATTTGCGAGCTTGCCGTCCATTTTGTCATTGGAGTACGCGAGCGGCGTATACTCTGAATCCGTCAGCTTACAGCGGACTTCCTTGCGGAGAATTTTGAACACTTTCTCGTCCGAAAGTGCAGGTGAGGATCTTATAATTTTTCGTATCGCAAGCTGCAATTCGCTTGACAGCTTCAGATCGGGCGCAACGCTGAAAAACCGGCTGAATTTCGGCTCTGTGAGCAGTCCGATAATGAATATGACTGCGCTTGTGAACGTTTTGAAATTCTTCCTTGCGATCTCAAGCAGTCCGGTTTCGTAGTATCTGAGCCGGTCTGACCTCCGCTTCGTGCAGAACAGCGCATAGATGAACAGAACAGCATAATCTTCAAGTCCGTCATACATCTGGCAGCCGAGATCGGGGTGCCGCATGATTTTGAGCAGCTTCGTGATCTTCTTCCAGTGCTTCTCGCTGACATATGCCTCAGCGCTTTCTCCGTCTGCAATTTTCAGCCACAGCTCTGCCTGCCGCCTGACGTAGATGCCGACAAAGTGATTGTCCGGCTCAGCGCACCAGTGCGCGTATCTGTAGGCCCTGCTGTCCCTCACTATGTCGATCACTGTCAGCTCCTTTCTGCGACAAGGTATAAGAAAACCGCCGGTGAGGGCGGTTTGTGTTGTTATTCATTTCAGTACTTTATTTCACCGGGAAATCGGTATTTTTCAGGCACTTCGACTTTTTTTCCGTTCTTTGTCTTCTTGAGCATCTCCGGAGTCCAGACATATGGACGTATGTTCATCGTGGTTTTATCTATAACAAAACCGTTGCCCGTACCGGAATATCCTTTTTCATTAAGCAGACCCATTTGGAAGGTGTCACCTGTGTCGGTTATTCCGCTGATATATTTATAACCGTTGTACTCATTCAATACAAGCTTACAAGCTTCTTCGATAGTCAACATAAAACCACCTACTCCACACATTCTTCAATTCTTGAAGTAAACTTCTTATTATCAGTTCGTAAAAGCTTAGTTGTATTCGGAATCAACTCAAATTCAAAATAGATTTCTGCATTATTCAAGCCAATTTGCGGGTCAAGGAATATCGTTTTTCCTTTTACTTGTTCAGCAATAAAAGCATGACCGCCATTGTTGTGGATTTCAATTATTGCCCTTGTTCCGTCACCGCTTTTTTTCATAAAGGCACAGATATTCTCTTTGATTTCAGCAGGAGTGCTGCCGTCAACTTTCAATAAACCGTTTTTCCCATCTTCAAAAACATTAGCCCATCCGTTCTCACCGAAAGAACGCTTTAACGGCTCATCGCCAGAAACTGCTGGTTTTGCAATAACATCAAAGCCTCTTCGTCTTGCCTCATAAGCAATAACGCATCGCTGGCAGTTAAGCTCATATTCTTTTCCCTCACCGTAGTGAGGATTAGCCGTATCATAGCAGTCATCAATACCATGCTTTGCAAGCTTCGGCTTTGAGCCGAGATATTCTATCCCTGATTCTATTATATCACTTTCATCAGAAAAGTCAACAGTATTTTCAACTTTTGCCCTGCTGTTTTTAGGTGAATTCTTTGAAGCATCGGAGTAGGATTTAATGCCTTCTACTCTTCCTCCGGAGCTGAAAGTAAACCGCCCTTTCTCATCGTGGTTGTGGTTGTATCTCAGCTCCAGCCCTCGCTGTTCAAGAATTATTATCCGCAGTTTGTAACCGGCATAGTATGTACTGTCAGGTTTCATTCATCGTCCTCCTCCGCAAGAATAGCTTCAAGGGGATTCCGCTGTTCGCTCTTTGCACCCATATTTGCGAGTTTTGCGCGGCTCTGAGGACTGAGGCTCAGCTCGTTGCAGCAGCGGAAGAATATTTTCACATACTTCTCCTTGACTGTCACAAGCGTCGGATCTATCTCTGCATTTTCGTTTATCCTCTGCTCGATCTTCTGCATACGGTCAATGCTGATGCAGCATTCGGTCAGGACATATACATCGAGATTCCCCAGTATGCCGGATTCTTTGAGATTATCCGCGATGAACCGGAAGATCTTCTTCTGTTCCCGCGTGAGGTATGAGGGAGGTCTGAGTCTGTCGGCAGCGCCGCGGAGCTTCTCCTCACCTTCGAGACGGGAATTCAGCTCGCCGGACGTGAAGTGACCGACCGTCACAGCCGCCGATTTTGTGGGTCTCGCCACGTTTTCACCTCCCGAAATTTCATTTTTGGAATATTTTTTCTCCGGGGGTGCGGCGTTGGTGGTCAGATGCAGGGAAATGCCCCCTCAGACCCCCTCCGGGGGGGTGTTTTTTATCAGATTTAACAAAATTTCTGCCGGAATATCCCCGGATTCGGCTGCCTCATGATGTGCCGCGCAGAGCGTGATAAGATTATCGTCGTCCAGCCGGAGGTCATACCGTTCCGACAGCGGGTGAATGTGGTGGACAGAAAGCCGGTACGGGTTCACTCGCCGCAGAGTTCCCGGCAGTTCCGCGAGGCAGGCCCTGCATCTGTAACCGTCACGGCGTTTGATCTCCTCCCGTTTGAGCTTCCACCGGCGCGAGCTGCGGAAGAGGTCAGCGGCGTGATCGCGCGGCTTCTGTGCAGGCTTCTTCGGGCAGACTTCGCTTCGGAGGTGGATCTTTCCACAGTAGCAGCAGGCTTTTTTCAAGCACTCTCAACTTCTTTCACATAACAGAAATACCCCGACTATTGTCGAGGTACTTCCGCAGGAGATGTGGTTATGTCAATGTCAGCAAATTTCAAGGAGGCAAGGCGGAGGCACTGCACCGGAAAGACCGGTGCAGGAAAGTTCGCCTGATGTTTCCGCCTGCTTTCATACTACCATGATACCACGTTGCTATTGGGACATTCAAGGACATTTTGGGACATTTTTTCAATTGCCTTATGTGTTTTTCGCTTCACAGTCCGCGAATCATAGTGTAATTCCGCCGCAGTCTCCTCGATCGTGTGGAAAAGAATATACCTGTGGATAAGCACCGTCTCTAAGTCGTCATCGTGGAGCTGCGAGATCGCGCCGGAAATCTCGTCTGACACCTTCACAAGCTCCGCGATCTGCTCGCTGCATCTGCGCTCCATTTCTGCAAGCCGCAGGAGAGCCGCCTCAGTGCCGTTCTGAGAGCCGCTGTTCCTGCCGGTGTCATTACACTCCGCAGTCCTTGAAAGCCCCTCAGCGCGTTCCCTGCACTGCTCTTTCAGCATTTCAAGCACCCTTGCCTTCTTGTCGGCATAGAACGCACGGTTGAGCCAGTGCCTTATCTCATTTTCCGTCATTGGCTTGCCTCCTTGCCTGGAACTCTCCGTAGGTGATGCCGAGCCGCTTGCATTCACGGACTATTTCGGGTATAGACATTCTCTGAGGGTAGGTAACGTAGCTTTTTGGCTTTCTTTTATGCAGCGTTCTGAATTTCCGGTCAGTCACCCGGATCACCGCCATCTCCGATCAGCTTCAGGACTTCGTTTGTGTGTTCCCATTTAAAGCTGTTGTCATAGTCGCAAGATTTGTGGTTTTCGCACTGTCGGCAATCTTTGTTACATGAACCGTCGTTCAACGTTCTGACTGCTTCTTTTAACAGCCGTCTGACTGTTCTCAGTTCTCTCAGCCATTCTTCAAGCTGCCCCGGTTCAAGTACAAACTCGTGTTTGTGTTCATCTTTCAGCCTTGCTATTGCTTCATCAAGTGTCAATGCTCTCACCCTTTCGCTCGCTTAATAAAGCGGCCAACTTTTCTCATATCGCCGTCATGCCTTGCATATGCTTCAAGCACCCTGTCAAATATACGTCCGGCTTTTATAAGAGTGTCACAATAGGACGGGCAATAGAAATCTGCTGTACAAGCACAACAGAATTCATTTGCAAATGTATCAAAATAAGGACATTCCTGTTTTGCTTCATCAAGTGTCATTCTGAATCACCTCTCATATCAGCTCCACAGTTCTTTCAGCATTTCAAGCGCCCTTGCCTTCTTGTCGGCATAGAATGCACGGTTGAGCCAGTGCCGCATTTCATTCTCAGTCATCGTCTCTCCTTTTCACCTCACATAATTAGTACATCGAGCTGCCTGCACGCCATATTGAACCCGATAGCCCACAGATATACTCTGCCGTCGATGCGCTGTCCGCAGTCTGAAAGAAACTCCCACGCATCGGGGAATATATCCGTTGCGATCTTGTTAAGCTCGTCAGTCGGCACGAAAAGACGGCCTCTCATGCTCTCGCAGATCTCGTCCCTGACAGCCTCCTCGAATTCAGACCAGTCCTCGTAGTCGTCCGATCTTTCGACGTACTCCTCAACGCTCTCACGGTCAAGCTCGTCCATAAGATCATCGAAAACGTCATCATCATCGTAGCTGTAATCGTCTGAGGTACACTGGAATTTCCCCATGAAATAGCCGATGTCATGATATATGTACGATGCCAGGTCTTTTATTTTAAGCGGGTTGTACCATGTTGCGATGCAGCTGCCCAGATCGCCGTCAATATGCAGACTGCCGCGCATTTTGTCAACAATGAAGCTGACGTAGTAATCGCTGCTTCCGTCCTCGTTCCGCCAGTCGATTATCGTGATTCTTTCGTTGTCAACAACCAGAGAAGCCTTATGGTTCTTGAAGCGTTCCTCCGCGATCTCACGGTATTTCTCCCATTCGTTACTCATCGTCCTGAACCTCCATTCTCGCCCCACAGTGAGGACAGAAGTCAAACGCATCATCGTCCTCAGCCCTCCATGCACATCTCCCCCATGTCATCACTGTACTCATACTCGCACGCGCTGCATATCATCGAGCCGTGTTCAAACCTCCACCTGCCGCACCTTACTGGACGGGCGTTCGCTTCAATCCTGCTTTCAAGCTCCGCGATGTAGGCAGCTGCTTCCGTTTCCGTGTACCATTTGCCATGAATCTGCATTGCATTCTCCCCCTTCGTCTTAATTTTGCTCAGAGCACGTCTGAGCTGTCCGTGTTTCTTTTCTCCCTGAGGAGCCCTCTTAGCATCTCGTTTTCCTTCCGGAGCTCGTCAACCTGCTCCTGAAGCTCCCTGACCTTCTGGCGGCAGCTCACGCGGTCGTTATGCTGCCACGAGGTTTTCTGATTCTGCCTTATCATTTCCTTGCACCTGTCACAGTACTTCGCACGTATCATCCGGTAGTAATCCCCGTCGAGGTAGTTCCCGATGAACGCGCCGCAGACTGTGCATACCCTGTCCCCTTTCGCCATTTTCACACCTCCGTCGTTCTGTCCTCACGACAAAACCTTTTCGCATCGTTTTGTCTTCACGTCAAAACCTTTTTCGCGTCGTTCCGTCCACACGTCCGAACCTTTTTCGCATCGTTCTGTCTTCACGTCCAAACCTTTTTTCACCGTTTTGTCCTCACAGTCAAACGGTTTTTTTCAGTCCGTCGTTTTGTCCTCACGTCCAAACCTTTTTCACCCGCTCTTTTCTACGTTTTGTCCTCACCGTAAACGGTTAAGCACTTTCCGCCTCTCCCGGTAGGGGAGTGCTTCAAGCTCCTCCTCCATGCGTTCGAGGAGCTGCTGCTTCTGAGCTTCCGCGAGGGCGAGAGTGAGCATCGTGACCTGCGAGTGCCCGTCCATGTACAGGTCGATGTCTACCTGCACACCGGAGAGCGTTGTCCTGCTGACCGTGAGGTATTTCAGCAGGTCGTAGTCGCTGGACTGGATATCCGTTATCAGCTCGTCGAGGGCAGTGATCTGCTCGCTGAGGTACGCTATCCGCCGGATCCGCTCGCTCAGAGCCTCCGTGTAGACCAGACGCTCAGTTTCGACGTGTTCACTCCGGAACGGAGACAGGAAGAGCCACCCCATGCCGATGAGAAAAAGCACTGCAAGAATCCCTTCCATTCACCACGCCTCCTGTCTGATTATCAGTCTTTCATGAAGGGAGCGCTTTTCTTATTTTCTCGATAATGCCTTCCGGCACATCGCAGAACTCCTCACCGTCTACGCCGACGACAATCGTAGTCCCGACGATGCCGAATCCGGCGACTATCGAAGCCGCTAAATTGCACGGCAGACTGCGGATAAGTCCCTCCTCGTTGACGATCATCACAACGCGGTCAGGAACGAGCGTAACCGTCTCGATGTACCCTCCGACAGCCTCCTGCAAGGCTTCAAGAGTGTTCTCGATATCGACCTCCTGCGCGGAGATTTCTTCAAGCTTCAGAGCTTTCATTACTGCACCTCCTTTTCATCATGCTGCATCTGTCAGCTTCTTTTCTGTCGTAGTCACAATTCATAGTGCCTGCTGTCGCCGGACACTCGCTGCACAGCATCAAGCATTCGCCGCAGTACGGACAGAACGCCTGATATCCGTCCGCTTCGGTATCCCACATCAGACCGACTTCGTTATCACAGTGAAGGTAGACCTCAGTTATCATCACTGTACCTCCCTTTGAGAATGTTTTGAACCGCTTATGGAGGCGCTGCTCCCCGATCTCACGGAAGTTCAGTCACATACCGTACAAAACGAATGTCATCATAGTCCCTATGAGAATATCAAACATTCCGATACTCCTTCTGGCTGATGCTGATTTTAGTTGCTGGATAATCGCTGTAAGCCTTGATGATACTCAGTTCACACACCTGAGCATCATCGTGAAAGGCAAGTCCATTCAGAGCATCGAGGACTGCCTTCGCAATGTTATCCGCATCGGGTCTGTGAGTGTGCATGATCTGTCCGGAACGCAGCATCTCCGCTCTCTTCTTCGAGGCGCCCTTCGGTATCGGGAAGCAGGCGAGTATTCTGATTTTCAGCGGTATACCCTTCTCAAATCGCTGATTTCCAGCCTGCTCCATGTATGAAAGTCTGACCTGCTCCTCATAATTCGCCGTTCTTTCGGGCGTATAGACCTTTACGGGACTGAATGTCCTCCCCGAAAAGCGCGGCCTGCCCTTCCCTACAGGGATACCTGACACTCTGATCGTAATGCTGTTCACGCTGCATCACGCCCCTTAAAAGTTATAATCCTGATATCCCGGCGGCGGATTCTGGTAATTGCCATTCGGCGGCGGCGGATTCTGGTAATTGCCATTCGGCGGCGGATTCTGATAGCTACCATTCGGCGGCGGATTCTGGTAACTGCCGTTCGGCTGAGTCTGCTCCGCTTTTTTGTCGCCGCAGAATTCAGCTTTATCTGCAAATACCTCATAGCTGTAGTGCATCATGTCTGAGTATGTCCTGTCTTGATAGTTGTTATTCCGGAGGCTTCCCTCAATTAGTATCATCTTGCCCTTCCGGAAATACTTTGAAATGAACTCCGCGGTATTGCGGAAGGCGACGCAGCCGATGAAATCGGTTTCACGCTCGCCCTGCTTGTTGGTGAATCCCCTGTCAACAGCCACAGTGAAGCGGCAGGAAGCTATGCCCGACGGTGAATTCTTCAGTTCCGGATCGGCAGTCAGCCGTCCCATTATCATTACTTTATTCATTAGATCAGCTCCTTTGTCTGTA